CTGATTGATGGTCCCTATCCCCGTAGTCGTGCTTGCCGTCTGGCAGGCCACGGCATATGGGAAACCCTCTACGAAGGTCTGCTTCAACCGGAACCTGGTCCCGTATGGCACCAGCCCATCGGTGTATCCGCCGGCCCATAGAATCGCCGGCCAGCGGCGATCGCCCGACGAGTACGGCCGGATGTTCACATTCGGCAGCGTAAATCCGATGACGTGCTTCAGGTTCGCGTTCGCGCCGTCCCGATCGACGGCCTGCATCAGTTCGTCCACGTCGAGTTGGAGCGGCTGATGCCACATGCCAGAGGCGTTCGATGAGCCGTTCAGCCCGACCGGCTTGTTGAGCGCGTTATCCCAGTCCATGGTGTTACTTACGCCATAGCTCGAGATATTCGACATCTTGGCCGTAACTGGAGACAATTTGGGCGTTTCAAGCGACGTTTCAATCGACCCGTAGAAGTAGTACTCGTAGCTCGCGCAGGTATTGATATCGACTGCCATGACCCGGTTGTCGATATCTGTTATGCGCCACCCGACCTGGTTCATCGCCATCAGGCGAGACCTGGAGCCGACCCGCAGATAAGGCGGGGTGCCGAGCGGCCAGGATCCGGTCCCGAGGTTCTTGTAGTACGACTGAAGGAAGACTTTCTGGGTCTGGTCGTCCACGGGATTCACTAGCGGCCCGGTCGGGGGCAGGTGCAGTCCCATGCTGCCGGTCGCGCGGGCGACGATCTGGTTGATCATCGCTACGCTGTTCGGGTCGGCCGGCAGGTCGGTGATCTTCGTATTGAAGATGCTCGAGAGCGGCATCACCGGGCATCCCCCAAGCTTCGCCCGTGGAGCCGCGGCGGCAGGCGCTGTGTACAGGCCTTCAGGCGTAATCGATGACGTAGCGTCATGACCGACGCCCAACTCAAACCGGCACGTTTTGCCGGGGCACTTCCCGTAAAACTGGTACTGCTGGCCGACGCGGAGAGTGACGCCGGGGGGCAGGACGATCTGGGCGGATAACGCCGAGGCCGCGATAGCTGCGATCAAGGTGTAGATCAATGCATCAACTCCATACAGTCACCGCAAGTTTCCGGGTCGCACTCGTGCGTGCAGTAGACTCCTTGCGGCCTTGGCGTCCACCAGGACGGCCATACGTTCTCCCACTTAGGCAGACCGCAGTTGCAGTCTTTGCCGCACTCCGGGCATCGGTGCGCCATATCAACTCCAGACCGTCACAACGTCGCGGCGCGGCGGCCCCTGCTCCGTTGCCGGCGGCTTCTGCGGCGGCTTGACCGTCACAGCGAAGTACCTGAATGCGTCCGCGCCGTGGCTCGAAAAATCGTGAACGGGTACGCGGGTCGGTAGCCCTGTCTTCTCGACCTCGCCGTATCGGTAATGCCGCAAAGCCTGGATCCCGTCAGCCGTGCGCTCCCTGTCGAACCAACACAAGGGGAAGATCGTGCGGGCTGCGTTGATCCCGTCCGCGGCGGATAGCTTCGGCACGATCCTGACCTTGCGGCCGGCCTTCCGAAGCATCTCCTCGATGCTCCTGCCTGAGCCCATTTGCGTGGCGTGGAGCCCTACATCCCACGGCAGGTAGTCGGTGCCGTACATGTAGCCCCTGGACTGCATCTCGCGGATGTACCACTCAATGGTCTTCGCGGAACTCTGAACGTAGTCGATCAGCCTGTACTCGAACGGCATGGCTTGCGCCATCCAGCAGGCTGTTAAGTCGCCGTACCCCAGATCCCAGTAGCAGTCCACCGGCCGCGTCGGGTCGTAAGGAACGCGCGTGATGCGTTCCTCCGCGTCTACGCGCCTAAGCTCCTCGCCGTAGATCGCGCCGGCCAACATCGAAACCGGGCAACCGAGCCAAACATGCTGGTACAGGTCCGGATCGGTGTCGCGGCAGTACTCCATCTCCTTCTTCAAGACCTCTGGGAAGAACCTGTTCGCGTCGTAGTTCACTTTGCGGACGATCGCGTCTGGCGGAGGGTTCACAACCCAACGCTTATAACTGTCGTCCGTCGCGAGTTCCGGATTCATCGAAACCCAGATCTCTGATTGAGGCGCCCGGATCGTTGGCAAAAGTAGCTGCCAACTGGCTTTTGATATGGTCTGCCCTTCTTCACACCAGCAGACGTCGATCATCTCGTAACTTTTAAGCGAGGCGCTGTTCTTGAGCCCGCTGAAGATGAACTCGGTCCCATTCTGGCCGGTTATCCCTTGCTTCTCGATCAGGTAGAAGCTATCGAGCCCGAGTAGGCTGATCTGATCCGACAGGAGCTTATGGACGCTGTCCGCGATCGACCGCTGTAGCTCTCGAGTGCAGAGAATACGGAGCTTCCGTTGCGCGCCCTTGATCAGCAACGCACGGCTGAACGAATGCGACTTCCCACTGCCGCGGCCGCCGTAGGCGATCCGATACCGCGCGTGCTCAGGCTTCCAGAGGAACTCGAACGCCCTAGGAAAGTCTGCAAACGCCATCACGTCGTCGTGTCAGGCTCTGGCGGATTGACGAACCGTACCTGAATCTCGAGCGGACCGCCGCCGGCCCCGGCCAGGTCAACCCGGTAGTTGTCCCTGTATTCCGGCATGAGCTTCTTCGCGTGAAAGATCAAGAGCGTGTCGCTCGGCGCTTTCTTGCGTGTCGCCCGCTTCCGGATCTCAGCGTCGATGACGTCGCAGGCGTCCTGCTTCGCATCCTCGACCTTGCGTTTGTACTCCGCGTCAGCCTCAAGCCAGACGTAGTGGATCGCGCGAGAGATGCCAGCGTGTTTGGCGGCCTGCCAGACGTTGCCGCTCTTCGCGTAGTCCAGCAGGAACAGACGCTTCTTCGCGACCGTTGTGGTTTCACTCGCCATGCAAAATAGTTGTTGACAGAACCAAGCGGATGACTACCACAACGCTGACCTTCACCGACGACGAACTCCATATCCTCTACTGCGCCGTATTGAACCTCAATACCGCGATCCGCCAAGGAGCCGCGATGGGGTTGAACACAGAAGCCGATCTCGCCGCCGTCCAGAACCTCTTGGAGCGCATCGTAGGGGTCGCTTCTCTTTTATAAGAAAACCCCGACGTCATCAAGACGGGGTGCCGGGGTTCGTGAAAGAGCGCCCGCGTCGGGTCGCTCCTCCTTGCAGTCGATTCTAAGCCCATCCCTTTTTTTTAGCTGTCTAATGTGTCTAATCGCACGCGCCGCCAGCGGCGGCGGCCGGCGCGATCGAGCCATTGCCGCCGATGCCGCCAGACCCTTTTGCACCAAAAAAAACTACCAGAACCACATGGTTCTGGTAAGCGCCAAACGGCACGCTGGGCTGGTAAAAGATCAACGACTTACGCGGATCGCCGTTGTGGGACTTTTGGTAAAACGCCTTTAGAAGGGGCCATCTTGCCCCGTTTCCCGCGCTTTTGCCCGCCCAGATATCGCCATGTCGTCATGGGGCTTATGTTCAGAGCTTCGGCTATCTTGCAGATCGTCATCCCGGCCTGCCGCAACTCGATTGCCTCGTCCCGCCTGAATATCCTTTTGGGACGGCCGCAGTGCTTGCCCATCCGTCTCGCTTGATCAACGCCGGCCTGGACCCGCTCCCGAATCATCGAGCGTTCAAACTGAGCAAACGCCATCATGATGAACATCAGCAGTTCGGATGCGGGGTTCGTCGCGTCGGTGTCCAGGTTTTCCGTAAACGACATCCACCGGATCTGCCACTGCTTCAGTTGCTGGATGGTATCGCAGCAATGGAGAACGCCGCGGCCCCAGCGGTCGAGCTTCCAAACGATTACTGCCTGGAAGCGATGCTCCTGCGCGTCCTGCATCAGCCGATCTAACGCCGGCCGCGACTTGCTGCTTCCGCTGAACCCGTTATCGACGTACTCTTTCACGATCCGCCATTCGCGCCTCGCGCAGTACTCGCGGAGTTGGGTGAGTTGCATCCGGCAGTTCTGGTCGGTCGTGCTGACCCTCGCGTACAGCGCCACCTTCAGCGCATTCTTGGGCAACGCCGGCTTCTGAGTTTTCATTGCGTCGATCTTACATCGACCGAACCAAAGGGCCGGCGGGTTGGGCCGGCCGCATTGATTCTCCCGCGGCCGTTGCGGATACGCGCATCCGCATCCGGATTCGCAGGAAACCCGCCATGATATGACTCACAAACGACAGCCAGAAACATCTCATGCACACTCGGAGCCAGTCGCGTGTGACTCCAGACCCGTGGCGGATTCTGGTCGGTCTCGCGGCGGTGCGAGTAGCGCGTGTGATCGAGAGCCGTGCCGCGGCCGAGAGATCGCACCTCCCCAGGTTTGCGTATCTCGGCCTCTGGCAGGGCTTGCAGTATGCTCTTCCGGCCGCGGCGCCGGATCAGCACTACCTTTCCGGCCTTCAGAAACTTCTGAGCCAGGTCACGGTCAGCCCACAGGATGTGGTCGC